TGGTGTGTTTGTTATTGTTGGTGTAACCGTAGGTGTTGGTGTTAAACTAGCCCCAGGTGTATTTGTTACAGTTGGTGTAATTGTAATAGTTGGAGTAAGCGTTGGTGTACTTGTTAATGTAGGGGTTGGTGTTGGTGTTAATGCACTAATATTATATGTTTGAGATGTAGAACAATTTGGATTTGAATTCTTTAATGTTAAGGTCGTTGCATTGTCAGGTACAGTTACTCTCACACCTGTCCCTGTACTCAATTCACTAAGTGTTAAACCTGTTGCATTGTTTGAAGTACCATATTTTAACGCATGGTTATTTACATTACCATCGTAATATATTTCATATGGTCCTTCTGCGGAACCCGTAACTATTTTTACATCAAAATGTCTACTCATTGTATTTCCTTTTTATAAATATAAAGTTTTAATTATTTGGTCATAATTTTAAACCATTAGTGATTGTTTTAATTACACTTCATCAAACGTTGCAGTAAAATTACAATCTATTGGTGTTGGGGTTATTGTTGGTGTAGGTGTTGGTGTTTGTGTTAATTCAATATATTCTTCAAATGTGGCTGTAAAATCACAATTCAATAACGTCGGTGTAGGTGTTGTTGTTGGTGTAGGTGTTGGTGATTGACTAATAGTAGGTGTACCCGTTGGAGTTTCCGTTGGTGTTAATGTTGGAGTCTCACTTGGCGTCTGAGTTGGTGTTTCACTAATTGTTGGTGTAATTGTAGGTGTTAACGTAGGAGTTTCGCTCGGAGTTAACGTTGGAGTTACTGTAGGAGTTTGCGTAGGTGTTTCTGTCACCGTTGGTGTAATGGTTGGAGTTTGAGTTGGCGTTTCACTTGGTGTTTGTGTTGGGGTCTCCGTAACAGTTGCAGTTGGTGTTTGTGTAGGCGTTTCTGTCACTGTTGGTGTCGGTGTTGCAGTCTCAGTAATCGTTGGAGTTACTGTAGGAGTTTGCGTAGGTGTTTCTGTCACCGTTGGTGTAATGGTTGGGGTCAATGTTATTGTAGGAGTAATGGTTGGTGTAATCGTCATAGTCGGCGTTGGACTTGGTGTTGGTTGCATAATAGCAATAACATCGAATGTACAATCCGCAGGAACAGTTTGTGTTGGTGTAATACTTGGGGTTATAGTTGGTGTATTGGTAATCGTTGGTGTTAACGTAATAGTTGGTGTCACTGTAGGAGTTTGCGTTGGCGTTTCCGTAGGTGTACTTGTAATTGTTGGTGTAATAGTAGGTGTTGGTGTAGGTGTCTTTGTTGGAGTACGAGTAGGCGTCTTTGTTGGTGTGATACTTGGTGTAACACTAATAGTTGGTGTAATGGTATTAGTTGGAGTTGGAGTTTGAAATTGAGTTGGTGTAGGTGTTGGTGTAACAATTTCAGGGCAATCTATGGTAACAACAGCAAACGATTCAATTTTAGCCCAAGGAGCGTCTAATTTAATTTTGATATTCTTTTGGCCGCCAGTTGTAAATGTCTTTACCGCCTTGTGACAATTTGGTCCCTGACAATATCCCTGTACTCCAATATTCGATGTTGTTCCGTCACCCCATATTGCAGTATATGTTGCTTTTCCTAACGCTTTAAATTTAGTTGCATTTGTGGTATTTGTTAAAGTAACCTGACCACAATCAACTGAATATGAGAACGTTGCTTTTACTTGTTGGTTTTCTTTTACGTTACCGTCAAATCCAACCATTGCTCCAAATTCATCAACCTTATTTAACAAAAATACTGGTAATTGAATATCATCAAACACTTCAGCATTAATTTGTTTTTGGGTACCTGTAATTAAATTCCAGCTATTTGTATTTGGTGTTCCCCATCTATAATAACCTGATGTTATTGTTCCTCCCGTAACATTAAAAATAATATCTCCAACCGCGGGACCAATATATAAATTTCTATCGGCATCGTTCCAAGATAAAGACTCCGTTTCTGAGACATACCATTTCTGCTCAGTTAATGAAATTAACTTTGTTTGTGGTATATCCTTCCTTTTTATCGAATGTCTTATTCTTTTCACTTTATCTTTTAAATATTATTTTATTATCATCTTATTTGATTTAACACTGAGTGACCTCACTCACATATCCACCTCCACCAATTCTAAAAACATATTTAGAACCATTTGCAAGTGCTGCATATAAATTTGAATTACCGCTAAATTTATTATCATCCTCACAAGCCGCAGTATTATATATATAATCACCAGTTACAGGTATGTTATGACCATCTAAGTAAAATATTCTACTTTGAGCGGCAATTGCCGATTCATACATACTACATGGTTCAGTTGTATTATAAAATGTTGCACCCGTATGTATTAATATTGACACGCCAGGGTCAGGAATTGGTGGTTGATAAGCATTAGGAACTTGACTACAAGATGTATATGTAAACGATTTAGTACCCTCAATTATACCTGTTGGAAATGGTTGTTGTGTTTGATAATTAATGACTTGATAGAATGTATTTCCCGCCGACTCAAATAATTGACCAACAGTTATTTGTGATTGTGTAAATGTATTCATAGTCCATCCGGTTCCCGTTCCAGGGGCTTCGGTACATGGTTGCAATAATAAATAATAACCTGTTTGGGGATTCGTTCCTCCATTACCACCATTAGGTGTTGGTGCGGGTGTTGCAGGTGGTGTTGCTGCCGGTGTTGCCGGTGGTGTTGCTGCAGGTGTTTGACTAGGTGCAGGTGTTGGTGGTGGTACATATGATGTACAATCGTATGTTGGTTTTGTAAACGAACCTCCACCTCTTTCATAGAATTGTATTGGTAAACATGTTCTACCATATCTGTCAGTACTTTTTGTACCATTAAACAAATAAACCTTATATGAATAATCTAATTTATTTATATCAATTTGATAATACATATCGGTAGACTCTGTCAAACCGGTTGATGAGTATGATGCAGAAAATACGTCATTTGTAAAATCTACAATACTACCGTCTGAAGCATTAAAGAATTTAGCTGTCATGAAAAAAGTATTACCCGTTGTTGTTCCACTTAAAGTAGTTTCAGTTAAAACACTTTCGTCTTGGAACCAAAAGAAATACATGTTTTCTTTATTCTTATAATTTGAACCCATAAACACGGGTACGTGAATATATTCGTTAAAATTTTCACCAGTATAGAAAACCTTTTCACCTAATGGTAAACTTAAATTTTTTGCAAAAACTAATTTTCTGTTAATTCTAGTTGGTGCTTCATAACCAATAATTTCACCGTTATCATCAAGAATATGTGGAGTCTTAAAAAATTCTAATCTAAAGAAACTTTCCGTTGATTGTCTCAACATTTTTGCGTTTTCTCTAGTTGTAATTCCAACTCTATTATAATCTAAACCATTATTATATGTTCCGTTATTTAAGAAATAAAAATAAAACCATATGTCAGTCTGTTCAACAACATTTTCTGAAAGATTATTTGTTGAATCATAGGGTTCATGTATAAATCTAACAGTTTCATAGTTTTCAGTTGGATTAATAATGTCACTAAGAATTTCATCCTCTAATTGTGCGAGGTTTTCTTGCCACCCTAAATTTGTTTGGAAATCGGTTTCATGATTTAAAACAAGATTTAAATCTTCATTCTTTCTTAAAATCTGCATTAACAATCAATTTTTCTTTTGTTGAAATCAATCAAACCGTCTTGTTTATTATTATAATTCTTCTCATTTCTTAAATAGAAGTTAATATCTTTTTTTACGTAATGAATGTTGTTTACAAATGGAAAATCTGTACCAAATCCATCAATATCAATATATCCATGGTCATATAAGTCTCTCCATCTCCACACATCTTCGGTAGAATCATATATTGTATTTTCAGGTAAATTAAGAATATCGTTGGTTTTTGCAGATTCAGTATATGGTGATAACTCTCTCAACTTTACTCTATTATGCGGTTGATAATATAAACCAAACATATTAGTTGCTGATGATTTATCATACACTGATGGTGTATCTTGATTAAAATCAAATATAGAAATTGGATTGGTGAACTTGTGATAAGCTTCACTTATAATTCTTTCTTTTAATTCTTTTCTATTATACTCAACATATGCACCTGTTAGTGTTGTTCCAATTGATAATGTATTACCACTTGTAAAAGTTATACCTTCTCTTGTGAATGTGGAACTTGTTATGTTTGTTTCGTTAGAAGAACTACCATCAAAATGTTCATCAATCCAACTATTATGAAAATTAAACTTATAACCAACTTTTGGTGGGTAATCGAAATAACCATTACCATTTCTAAAAATTGTAGTTACGTAAACTTCAGTTGGTGTGTATCCTAAATTATTTGTTAAACCACTTAATACCAATGGTTCTTTGAAATCGTATAACACAGATTCCATTCTGTTTCTTTCAACAATAACGTCATTAGCACCTGCACTATTTTCAACTAATATTTTCTTTTCATCTTCAAATATTGGAGTTTCAAATCCAATTTGATCCATAATATATCCACCGGTATCGGTTAATGTTTTGTGCTTATGAACATAATATTCTGAAATTGTGTCATCAATATTATTGATATCTAAAACTCTTTTACCTAAAAAAATTGTACTTGTAAAATATGAAGTCTTGTATTGGTCTTTTATTTCTGTCTTTAATATGTTTATAACATATTTTTCTGAATCATAAATTTCATTACCTACACTTGTTATGTAAAATGTATTGTCACTAGAATTTCCCGCATATGGTAATTGGTCTCCAGCTAATCTAACATATTCACCTTCTTTCATTCCGTGTGGGACTGGACTTGTAAATGTATACATGTTGCCATTATCTTCAATTCTAAATGGAATACCATCACCAGAATTAAAAACTAATGTACTATATGTGTTACCGGATAATGTGTATTTCATTTGAAAATTAGAATCGTTATCATAAACATAAGTTAAGTAAAGATTCCAATTATGATAAGGTGCATTTATTGGTGTGACTTCTTGGTGTGCCGTTGAACCTGAATATGTTATATTTGGTGTAAATGTACCTAATGTACTTTTTGTTGTTGGTACGTTTACTTCTCTATACACATCTCTTCTTAAGAATGCAAATTCATCATATGGTAAAAAACCTGGAAAATTATTATTTTCAGTACCATCTCCAACCAAATATAATCTTTCTTTTAAATAAGAATATTCAGTTGTACCACTATACATGTTTCTGAAAATCATTCTTAATTTTCCAAATATCTTATAATTTGGACTTGCGTTTCTTTCATCAACATAAAGCTTCGCTAAATCTAAAATAATATCCTTATCACCAATTCTCAATAATGATTCGGAATTTTCTAAACCAAGTTCTAAATTTAGTTCTTGTTCGTCAGCCTTTTTGTACCTTTTACTAGGTAATAATATTTTTTTATTCTCTTCCATTATTCAGCAGTTGGGAAGGCCCCTTTTGGTCCAAATTTGTACATAAATTTATCAACCGCAGTTTTACCCGGTCTCAATCCGAAATAGTATAAGAATGGTGTAGACAAAATTTGTTTATTACCACTATAATTTGTTGATGTGGGTTTAATAAAATAATCGTCAGTGTTTACCCAGCTTTTTGTTATCCAATTACCAATATTTCCAACTCTCGTATAGATTGTACCCGCAGTTCCATTTCGTATTTTTTCATCATTCGTGGTACCTGAAGACCAAGATGAGATTTCTAAAACAGTAAAACCTTCTTCTTGATTATCATAATCTGTATGTGCACCTGATACTATTGTTTCAACATCAAATATTCTAAATAATGAACTTTGAATACCTGTATAACCAGTAATCATTCCACCATATTGTTTTGTCATTGGGAATAAAACATATTTGTGTGAAGTATCTCCAGTTGGAACATATCCGTATGTCATTCCTTGTAATGGTTGTACTTGTATATTATCATAATCCCAATGTTGTTGTATTCCTGAACCAAATCCAGTACCTCCTTTATCCCATAAATAAAATGGTACGGGTTGAGATGATTCTGTTAATCTACCCGGTTCATTTAAACAAACTCTAACTCTATATCCATCTTCTTTATCCAATGCAAAATTAATTGGGAAAGATGCATCAGCACCGTACATCGATTCAATTTGTTCAGCGTCTAATATTCTTGGGTTATATACAGAATAATTTGGATTTTGTAAATCAAACTCTTCGATACCCGCTTCACTATTAATTGAAATCAATTGTAAAACGTCACCATTGAAAACATAACCATCCATTTTATTTGGTAATATGTAATCAAATCCATTATTATCAAAAAAGTCGGTATAATCACCATCAACACCTAGTGTGTCCATTTTATAGTTAATATATAAACCTAACATTTCTTTAAAATCTTGGTATGATGATGGTCCAATATTTCTAACAACTGAACAGTTTGGGTCTAAGCTTGGGTCTGTACAAATTTCTTTTATGAATTCATCTCTTGGACCTAAATCAACGATTGTTGTTGGGTGTCCCATAGTACTTCTTGCTCTTGTAAATGATGAACCGTCTACAGTATATGCCGATCTATAATAAAATCTTTTTACAGTATTTTCTAAAGTACCAATTTTAAAATAAACTAAATCACCACAATAATTTGTTGACCTATAATTTAAATCTAATGTAGCCTCATCATCCCATCTTACTTTAGCCTTGAATGGGAAAAAATAAAGTGAACCAGTTAACCAGTTATCTAAGAATGAATAATTAACTACTCCTTCACAAAATAATTTACCAACTAATTTTCTTCTTGTGTATTCTCCAATTGCTTTAAAATTTGGACTCCAGTTACTAACTTTGGCTGCCGGTACGATTGTAAATAAACCATATCTAAATTCAGAAAATCCTGATTTAGTATCACAAGTTCCACATGGATTTGAATCACCTCCGATTACTTGTCCTGCAATAACTTTACCACCACTACAAGATATACCACTTGTTGCAATTGGTAATGAACTATATGTTGATGATGGGTCAGTTACACAATAAGATTTTGTAACAATACTTTCATTGTAGACAGTAACATATTGTTGACATCCACCTTCCAATTCACTATTTAAACCAGATGATGATGGTGCAGATGAAAGTAAACGAGTTTGTGTGTCAAAAATCTTGTATGTAATTGGTCCGGTTGGTGGATTTCCTCCACTATAACTTAATTTTAAATTATCAACAAAATAATAATAATCAATACCATTTCTCGTTCCTTTAATTAAAGATATATACCCACTTTTTTCGTTGGCAAATTTTACTATATATCTTGAGGTGTCACTTGAAACAGTTATTAATGATGGTATTTGTGAACCGTAATTGGCAGCACAAGTATATCCAGTACTCACCGGAGGTGTACTAAAGTAAAGTGTTGATGGACCTATATTAAAACAACTAGCAACAAACGATTCAGGAAACGCATATCCTTGTACTTTTAAAGCAAATAGTTTTTCAGGATCGGTTTCTTGTGGGGTTTGGTCTGGTATAGAATAATCAAGGTTATCACATGTCTCACATTCGGGATATATTGAAATACCTAATCTAACTGTGCCGAATTGTTGTAATGGTTCAATTACTTTTGCATCCATATCTATAAGACCTCCAGCCCTAAATGGATACCAATCAATAATTGTAATCGTTAAAATACTGGTATCGATACCCAAATAAATTCTCCAATCATATAATACTTGGAATGGTATAATTAAAACTTGTACCGCAGAAACGAAACCTGTATAAATAATTCTTTCAAAAATGTTAATTATTATTGCCAATAAAATTGCAAAATTAAATTTCTGAATACCCCAATTAACCGGTGGAGTTACAACATTACCATCACAATCATCTTCATCTTTCGGTGCAATTTCTTTAATACCTAAAAATGTATGTCTATTAAATCCATTGGATGAAAAATAAGAACCCATAAATGATGACACACCATAAACTTTATTATATGTCATTCTATAGAAATAGTCTTTAGGGTAATATGAACCGTATGTTTGATTAAAAATTACATTTGTATTTGTAGCTGCAGTTGGATAGTCATCCCAATTTAATGAGAATGTATATGACTTATCAATCTCTTCTTCTGTACTATTATATTCTCTAATGTTTGGAACTAAGTAACTACCAACAACACGAACTCTACCAAGTTGTTCGTTTTTCATTGTAATTCTAAAACGATATACCCCAGTTGTTGCAATACCTTTATTAGGGTCATTTGTTACTTGTAAATCACCAAAATCGTCAGTATAAACATATTCTAGGTTCATCGGTAATGGTAACACAAATGAACCATCCTCATCAACATCTTCCTCAACCTCATATTTTTCTAATATTGGTCTATTTTTATCATCCATATTATTAGAAAATCTAATGATTTCAATAATGGCAGGACCTGATATTAAAGAACATTTTTGACCCATTGTACCTTTTGGGGTACAGTTTTTATTTACTGAATTTTTTCCTTGGTCAGAATATACCGAACCTAAGAAATATGCTTTAGGTTCTATCTTTACACCTTTACTTGATAAATCAAAATCGGTTCTTGTAATTCCAATTTCACATAAGTCTTGATTACCCCAAAAAGGATAAACATTTATTGTTTGTTGAAATGACACAATTTGTGGTAATGAATCAATATCTTCTGACGCTTTAAAGGAATAAGTGTTTTTAAATTTATCAACTCCTTCACCTAATCTAATAAAATCATCTGGTCTTAATGAAAAACATCCTATATCAGATAAATCAACATCCACATGAATAATTTGTTCACCTAATGGAACACCCCATATCATGAAGTCTCCTGATGTATTTGTTTTTACTGTGTAAGAATAATATTTCTCATAAACTTCTAATACCTCTTCTCTTGAAAGGATATCTGATTGGTCAAAGAATGTACCAGTTGGTTCGTGTCCACCGTGTTGTTTTCTCGATGGTAATAAATTATACCTGTGATTTGTATCGTCTTTATCTGAAATTGATTTATATGGGTATAATTTTGAAATTACGGGGTCATTTTCATCCGCAGATGAAAGTGGTACAAATATAGAAACTCTTGCGTTTGGTACTCCGAATCCATTATTTACCGAAATTCTACCACAAACTACCCCATAATCAGAACACAATGAAGTATATGCCTCTTGTTGGGTAAATTTTAAGGATAAAATTTCCAAAAGATCATAGTCTTGTTTTAACTCGACAGTTACCTTCTGATCCTTACCAATATTTGTTGAAATTCTATGTTTTTGCATCATTCTTATAATAAATAGAAAGCATGAGATTTTCTACTATTATAACGAAAAAACATTTTAATATGTAGTCGTTCCTAAAGATTTAGTTCTTACTTTAATATCAACATTTGGGAATCTAATTTGGAAAATTTGATTTGATTTCATGAAAATAGTCATATCCGTTTGTTGAATTTCTTTAGTTATATTGTCTTTATAACTTTGAGACACCTCAGAACTTGAGTAATCTCCTCCTATTTTGTTATAAACACGTATGTCAACTATGTTAACAACTCCCGGCACCGATCCAATTTCTCTCATTAAATCACCCACAAATAATGGGTCACCCATTTTACGTTTCTCAATTGCAAAGAAACTAATTGTATTTTCAATTGTTGTTTTTAGGATGTCACTTGTTTTTTCATTTTTATCAACAATTAAATCTATTTCTAATCCTAAATCGATTACTTGACCACTTGTAATATCAATATAATCGTTTATCATTCTATATTCAGATAGATAACTTAATATATTGTTTTTTAATGTGTTAGATACCGTATCGGTTAAATTACCCTTATCATCATATGATAATAGTTTAATTTTAACTTTATTATCCTCTTCCATTACATTAACTTTTGCAGGTGCACCAAATGTAGACGGCATAGTTTCAATCAAAGATTTATAATCATTTAAAGTAACTGCCCTATTTTGTGTAGAGAAGTTGTATGCTATCATATTTCTTAACTCTTCGATTGTTGGTTGGTCAGATCCTCCAACTGCAGGTGTAACATTTGTAACTCTTAAAGATAATTGTACTTGTGAATTAAAGTTCTCATTTGGACCGTTTACTTCAAAATCAACATCATCTATACTTGTGATGACGTTAACCCCTAAATTCGAATCTTTACCACCACCAATTCGATATTTTACAAATATTGTGGTGTTTGCTTTAGGTACTGAACCTAATGACATATTATTTAAATAACTTGCCAAATTAACTTTCAACGAACCATTCATATAGTTGTCCAAATTATCTAATGGGTTTACAGTTCCCGAACCAAATGTTAATGAAAAATATCCTTCAGGTGTATATTCAGTGATAAATTTATTATTAACATCCAAATACGTTCCCGCTTTAAAATTATTTGTATCTGACGCAGCCGTTGGGTCTGGTATGAATACTTTATTTTGAATTAACGATTTAACTTCGTACCATTTATTAGTTACACTTGAAAATTCTGATGAAGTTGGATTTGCACCAAATGATGTACCTTCTTTATGGATTACAGATGTAACCCCTAATATATCTTGTTCAGGTAAGAAAATCTTTAAAAATGGTTTTTGGTCTAATTCCGATATTACTCTTCTATAAATTCTTGTAACACCATTAACAACAGGTTCTCTTTTTGTAATTGTATATGATATTAATTTATTGTTAGTGTCAAAATTTGGTATTTTCAATCTATTTGGTTCGCCTCTACTGTTGAATGGGTCTGAAAAATCAATATCTTCCAACGTTTCAAATATTTGACCTCCACCTGAAACTTGTGCTCCCGCTTTTAAGATACCCAAATATCTATCATCCTCTTTATCACCTCTTACAGGTACATTTACCGAAAAATCACATAATGAAACCGATGGTCTATTACCCGGTATTTTAATTCCATATGTTTTTGCAATGTGAAATAATGATTGTCTTTGTTGTGCAAAATCCAACATTGTTTCTTGCCAAACTCTATCAATATGAAAATGTAAGTTATCAGCAACCGCAGCGTTTAAATCTAACAATACTGAATATATTGATGCATCGTTGGTATTTTTTACCAAATCAGGGTAATATTCTTTTGTTAAATTTACTAATTCTTGTCTAATTCCCGCAAAATCTCTGGTTGCGTATGATATTTTTTTTCCCATTTTAAATGTTTAATATTATAAAGTCTGAAGTTGTAAATGCTCCGTTATTAACTGTATATTCTATTTTTACTTTAGCAGTATATGGTTTAGTTGAACTATCTGAAACTCTAAAAAGTCTTTCATCTTCATCATTTGAAAATGTTTTTATATTATCAGGGTCATCTTCTGCTGAAATCACTTCAAGATTTGTTATATCTAAATTTGGTATGTATTTTTTTACCGATTCTCTTATCTCTTCTTCAATTAATCCCCAAGTAACCATATCATTTTGGTCAAAAATGAATTGATATAATCTTGTACCGAAATCAGGTAAGAAATATCTAGTACCTCTCTTAGTTAATAAAAGATGTATTAAATTAGCTCTAACCTCCCTTTCGGGTGTTGTAGTCATTTTTAAATAATGACCTTCCATACTGTCTCTAAATGGAAAATCTATTCCGTATTTTACCGCCATATCAATAAATATAAACTATTATGAAATGGTAATAAATAAAAAACCCCAGCCGAAGCTGGGTTTAATATAGTGTTTTGATATTCACCCCCTGTATTCTCAAAACCTGGAAGACCAAGGTACGCCTTGTCGACAGTCATACTTTGAGGGAGTCTTCCATTATTTTTATGATCCACAACCCTCACATTCAAATGGAGAATCTGTTGGTCTTTCTGTAATCATTTCCAATTCAGGTGTGTTTTCACTAATAATTGGATTGTTAGTCGGTGTCGTTGGATAAACTGCGGACTGTTGTCCTGTTGAAGATTCAACGGGTTTTGATGCTGAAGTGTCCACACCTAATCCTTTAAGTGCATCAACTGCCGCTCTAGTTCTTAAGTAGTACATACCAGTTTTCAAACCTAATTTCCAACCGAATAAATGTGCAGCCAATAACTTAGGTTTAGTTGCGTTGTCAATAAATAAATTCAATGATTGTGATTGGTCAATGAAAATACTTCTGTTCGCCGCCATTTGTAAAATTCTCTTTTGAGACATTTCCCAAACAGTCTTATAAACCTCTTTCATTTCTGTAGGTATTTCAGGAATATTTTGAACTGATCCGTTTTCCATAATCAATTTATTTTTCATTCCTTCATTCCACAAATTAAGTTTCAATAAATCATTAACAAGATGTTTATTAATCATAATAAATTCACCACTTAATGTTCTACGTGAATATAGGTTTGTTGTGAATGGTTCAAACGCTTCATTGTTACCTAAGATTTGTGCAGTAGACGCTGTCGGCATCGGTGCAACTAATAATGAATTTCTTACACCATAATTAATTACACTTTTTCTTAATTTTTTCCAATCCCAACGACCTGACAAATCTTTATCAGTTTTACCCCACATTTCAAATTGGAAAATACCTTTTTCAATTGGGGAACCTGAAATTGATTCATAAGCACCAAATTCTTTTGCTAAATCATTTGATGATGTCATTGCCGCAAAATATATTGTTTCAAATATATCTGTTTGTAATTGGTCAGCAGCATCACTTTCAAAACCAATACCTAATTGACAGAATACGTCAGCCAATCCTTGAACACCCAAACCAACAGGGCGATGTTTGAAATTTGAACGTTTTGTTTCTTCCGTTGGATAAAAGTTTAAATCGATTACGTTGTTCAAGTTCTTTACAACTTGGTAGGTATTTTCATACAATAGTTCGTGATTAAACTTACCATCGATGATATACTTAGGCAATGCGATTGATGCTAAATTACAAACAGCCTGTTCTGTTGGTGATGAGTATTCTATAATTTCGGTACATAAGTTAGATGACTTAATTGTACCTAAGTTCTTTTGATTTGATTTATAATTTGCGGGGTCCTTATATAACATATAAGGGGTTCCCGTTTCAATTTGTGCGGTTAAGATTGCATCCATTAATTTTCTTGCCTTCATAACCTTTCTACCTAAACCTTGTTGTTCATATGATTCATACAACATGGTAAAAGTTTTCTCTTCAGGTGTATCATAAGCGTCAGATAAACCAGGTGCCTCATCAGGTGAGAACAATGTCCAATCACCATCTTCTTCAACACGCTTCATAAATAAATCTGGAGTCCACATTGCTAAGAATAAATCTCTTGCTCTCATTTCTTCTTTACCATGATTTTTTCTTAAATCAATAAATTCAAGAACATCAGCATGCCATGGTTCTAAATAAATTGCAAATGAACCTTTACGTTTCCCACCTTGATTAATCCAACGTGCAACTTCATTATAAGTTTTCATCATTGGTAATAAACCGTCAGATTCTCCACCAGTTCCTTTAATATATGAACCTTTAGCACGAACATCATGTACATGTAATCCAATACCACCAGCCCACTTAGAAATCTTTGCAACGTCCGCTATTGTATCGAACAATCCATCAATATCGTCACCTTTGTTACCAATTAAAAAACAAGAAGACATTTGTGGTCTTTTTGTTCCCGCATTAAATAATGTTGGGGTTGCGTGTGTATAAAAGTGTTGTGATAAATCGTCATATATTCTTAATGCCATTTGTACATCACCTTTACAAATACCAACCGCAACTCTCATATAAAGATATTGTGGTCTTTCAACAATACGTGAACCAATTTTTAACAAATAAGAACGTTCTAATGTCTTTATACCAAAGTAATCAAAATCCAAATCACGGTCTTGTTGAATTGCACCATCTAATACTTCTTTATTTGACATCACAAAATGATAAACATCTTCATCAATTAGTGATGATTCTTTACCTGTTTTAGGTTCAATAAAAGAATATAATTCTTTAATTGATTGTGAGAATTTCTTTGGTGTTGTTTTATGTAAATTAGAAACCGCTAAACGACCAGCTAATTTTGCATAATCAGGATGTGTTGTAACCATAGATGCCGCAGTTTCTGCCGCTAATACATCTAATTCTGTTGTTGAAATACCATCATAGATACCTTGTGTTACTTTTAATGTAACATAGGTGGGGTCAATATACTCCATATTTAAATCGTGACAAAGAACACTAATACGTTTAGTAATTTTGTCATATCTCATTTCCTCTAAGGAACCGTCTCTCTTTTTTACTTTCATTTTCTGTTAACTATTTTAAAAATCTACGTCACCAAATGCGGAATCTAAATCTTCCGAAACGTTATTCACCCCTGCCTTTTGATATTCGGCAACTCTTTTCTCGAAGAAATTTGTTTTACCTTGTAATGCAATGTTCTGCATAAAATCAAATGGATTTTCAGAATTGTAAACTTTAGGAACACCTAAAGCTACCAATAATCTGTCAGTAACAAATTCAAGATATTGTGACATTAAATCTGAATTCATACCAATCAATCTTACCGGTAATGCTTCAAGAATAAATTCCTTTTCAATCTCTAACGCACCACAGATAATTTCTTTAATTCTTTCTTTTGAAATTTTATTTTCAATATGATTGTTATATAAATGACAAGCAAAATCACAGTGCATACCTTCGTCACGTGAAATTAACTCATTTGAGAATGTTAAACCTGGTAATAAACCTCTTTTCTTTAACCAAAAAATTGAACAGAATGAACCTGAAAAGAAAATACCTTCCACAGCAGCAAACGCTAATAGTCTATCAACAAATGAATCAGAATTAATCCATTTAATTGCCCATTCTGCTTTTTTCTTAATTGCAGGTACAGTTTCAATTGCGTTAAATAATCTATGTTGTTCATCTTTATCTTTAATCAACGTATCGATTAATAACGAATACGTTTCACTATGTATATTTTCCATCATGATTTGAAAACCATAGAAAAACTTAGCTTCAGTATATTGTACTTCATTAACAAAGTTCATAGCTAAATTTTCATTTACGATTCCATCGGATGCCGCAAAAAACGCTAAAACGTGTTTAACAAAATGTTGTTCGTCCGCATTTAATTTGTTTTCCCAATCCGATACATCCTGACCTAAATCAATTTCTTCTGCAGTCCAAAAAGACGCTTCTGATTGTTTATAGAACTTCCATAAATCATGGTGTTCGATAGGGAATAGAACGAACCTCCCCGGGTTGTCTTGTAAAATTTTCTCTGTCATTTTTTTTTGTTATTTATTTTTTTGCTAATTCTTGTCTTTTAAGGAAAGCTTCTCTCGCTCTATTTTGATTGTTTTGAACTTTTTGTTCTTCGTGACCTAATAAGGTATTTTGTGATTCTGTATCAATAACTAAGAATTCATTATTGAATTTACAGTTCTGCCAAATAATACCGTCTCTACCAATACGTGACTTAAGTAATGTTAAAGTTGCTAAGTTATGTTCCTTTTGTTCTAATGTTTTACCAATAGATAAGATAACGTGTGCGATTTGTGCTTTCTTAATTGAACCTCCCATTTGGTCTCCTGTTACAACTTCAGATGAAATTGATTCACGGTTACCTTGTGTTGCTGTCCAAATTGCCATGTCAAACTCACCAGTCATCGCCTCTAAACTTCTCATAACAGAACCTTCACCTTTCCATTCTTCTCCGTTAGTTGACTTTTCTGCGGACACACAATCAATATAATCGATAATTAATAAATCAACTTTAAATCCTTCCGAGTTCATTTTTCTAATTTTAGATTTAATATCTGAAATTGTTATATGGTCACTCGCAAGTTTTAATAATTTTAAACTACCTTTTGATCTTGCCTGTACTTCCTCTACTTTTCTTTTAACTTCCTCTTTAAATTCAGGTTGTTCGTCTGGAGTAATTTCAGTCCAAATTGTATAGTGTTTTCTTTTAATATTACCCGGATTATCTTCGAAGAATATTTGAAGTACATTGAAATCTAAATTATATGCAGTATTAGCAAATTTAGTAAGTAAAGTTGTTTTACCTGTACCAGTTGGTGCCAATACAACACCTAATTCACCTCTTCCCAATCCACCTTTCAATACTTCATCAACACCAACAATACCTGTTGGGATTGGTAAACGATAATCACTCTCTAAAGCCTCGTCAATACCGTGAAACACATCGGTAGCATCGTCATTAGTAATACCAACTTGTAATGCCTTTTGAATAATTTCCTCAATCTTATGGTAAGATTCGAAATCACCATTATCAATAATATGTTGAACACCTTTTAGTTCTTTTTTTAAGTTCTGTTGTTTACAGAAATTTAGAGCGGTGTCTTTTACATATTCGGTTTGAGCTTCGTTATCTTTTATTGCCTCTAACGTGTCAACATGAACTTTGGAAGAATCTTTGTTACCACCTTCAGCCATTATCTTTTGAGCCAACGTATCATAATTAGGTATTTTATTGTATGCCTTGTAAAGTTCTTTCATGTTTTCCATAATAAATCTAAATGAATTATTATCAAAAAACTTACTTTCAATTACATCAATGATTGTTTCCCCATACTTTTTATCTTCTATGATTGCCTTTATTAGTGATTGTTGAAATGTAAATCCGAGATATCCAAAATTCTTTTCTTCCATTGTGTTTTGTTATTATATGTTTTTAAATTATAGTTCGTAGTTCAAGTATGTGGTTTCCAATTCTTCTGAAGACAAGATGTCAGTTAAGTCTGACAAAATACGCTTCAACTTTGGACGAATATCAACAGTATACCTAACCTTTGGGTGGTAGTAATATGCTGGGAATATTCTTTGAATAAATACATCGTCATTTAACTTAATGACTAATAAAAAATGCTCTCTGTCCTTTTCTGGCGAATCTTCCACATAGTCCGAAGATAGGAAATAATTTTGATTTTCACACAAATAATCGGAACTTTTTATTTTCAAATCTTCCGCAATATCTTCACAAATATTTTTTACATAATAGTGTAAATCCATTGAACGGCGAGATTCCTGAACGTGATCTTTCACATTGAAGAAACGTTGGCAGATAATGTTTCCTTCTAATGTTAAAAGAAACTCAAACTTTGTAATGTCAAATTGTTGATTACTCATAGTTTTTTACTTTAATTGTTTTTTTTTTATTTTTTTCTTTTGTTGTTAATCGAAGAAATGGGTTTAGAAAATTAACAAATCCATCATCTGATTTTGGTAATAGATTGAATAATCCGTCATCCCTCATCATTCTCATTGCATTTTTATATGACCTACCTTCTTGGTCTAAATTTTCATTTATTAATAAATTTATATTCTCTTTAGCCTCGTCGGTTAAAAAAGGTTCGTCCAAACTAACGATACGATTGTTTACATCAAAAAATTCCTCACCTAATACTCCATATTTGGTAACGCCTGTTAGTAAATTCGCAATAAGTTTGTTGTGCTTATCTTGTTGAAAGATTTCCTCACATTTGTTCTTAACTTGTTCAACAGAAAGTTGTTCAGTTTTTAGTTCAGGGAAAACAGATAAAAATCTCTTAACTCCCATTCCTCTTATGCCAGCAATGTTATCTGAAGAATCTCCACACATCATCTTAACCAATTTAACATTTTCGATTAAAATTTCCTCGTGGTTGTAAACAATTGTATCTTTTTGTTTGTAAAGTTTTCCGTGTGACGGATTGTAAATTTGTGTATTCTCTGAAACTAACTGAGTTAGGTCACCATCTGAAGAATAAACGATTTTATTTTCGTTAGGTGAATTCTGAGTATAGTAAGCGATGTTGTCATCGGTCTCACAATACTCATATTCTCCCTGTCTTACAAATAACTCCTCAAGATATTGTTTGATTCTATCTCTTTGGTATGTGTAAGAATTTACTTCTTCTTCAGAACGAAGACGTGATTTTCTGTTTTCTTTGTATGGTGCATATATTTTCTTACGAGTTTGGGAACCCTCAATTCCATCCCAAAATACAACTATCTTGTCTAAATTGTACGTCTCAAATGTTCTTCTAAGAGTATTGAGAAAATGATAAATTCCTCCAATATGTTCTCCCTTATGAAAGGCGTTTTTAACACCATAGAAACCAATCGTAAGTAAATTGTCGCCATCTACTAATAAAACAGACATTAAAAAATATTATTATAAATCACTTTCCTCTGTTACAACTTGTGTATCTGCGATGTCTGTAACATTAACACCTAATTGTTTACCGATGTACTCTCCGTTATCACGTTTGTACTCTTCGATAGAACGTTTTTCTTCAGTATCGTCTTTACCATGCATAAATCCTTGTGGAGTTACCAAGATACGTCCATCCTCATATCCACCACCATTGATGTGGTTCTTACTGATTGAGATTTTAGTACGTGTAGCGATTCTGATTTTTCTCTTATCTTTAGTGATAGAGATTTTAGTAGTACCTGCACCTTTTTGGTTACCGAATAAAAATACTAATGATGAGTTTAACCAAATGGCTTCACCACCTTTAGCTTTGATTTTTGGTTGTCCAAAAGGATTGTCAGGTAATTCTACCCAAGGTTGGTTAACAATAACCAAACTGTTTGTGTAAGGTTTATCTGTTCTTCTTGAACCTGAGATACGTTGGTTGATACCCATTCCAATCTTATCAGCCAAAACTGATGCGTTGTGTTGTTTACCACCTTTACCATCATAAGTCATTTTACAAGGAACAGAACCTACTGAATCCCAAAGGAATAACATATCATAAGGAATGTCACCTTTTTCTTGAGCATCCATCAATTCGTTGATGTAGTCAGTGATTTGTTCGATGTATTCGAAATCACTATTGAAAAGATATTCACCGTCTTTATCAAATCCCATCAATGTAGCGTGTTCCCAACTCCATTTTTGTTCTGTAATAATAAACACAGGTAGGATACCTTTCTTTTGTGCGTCAACCGCCGTTTTTACTAACGCTGTAGTTTTTCCTGTATCACTATGTCCTAATAACATATTGATGTGACCCATAGCTGGACCTGGAATACCCGTAGCCTCTAAAAACGCATCTCCTAAATCGAAGAATCGGTCGGCTTTGTATTCGGCTTCTTTTGAGAATTTCTTCTTAATTGCCGAAAAATCTGTTTTTTTAATTCCTGCCATTGTTTTGTTTTTTTAAAAAAGGACCACTCATTATTTCAACGTGGTGGCGTTTACTTTAATGAGGGTCCTATAGTATTATTAGAATGGTAAATCACCATCAACATCTTCATCATCTTGTGGGTCTACCACAGGTGCTGTTGGTGCTTTAGGTGCTGCGATTACTTCTTCACTTGTAGAAGATGACACATATTTCTTTTGGTCACTATCCCAACGTGGAGCTTCTCCTCTTGCAACTAATTCTAAGTAGTTTTCATCTTTCTTAGAATAAACATCAGACCATGTTAATTCATCGTCTAACCATGTTTTTGCAATATCAGAATCCGTGTGTAATGGACCCGCATCTTCAGGAATTACTGAATTGATTGTTGTGTATTCTTTACCATTACCTGATTTAGTTAATGCTAAAGAAAGGATTAAATCACGTCCTGTATCAGGGTTAGTGATATCACCTTTGTTACGGAAAATTGGGAATACTTTATCCATAATACCGTCACCTTTGTGATTGTGTTTAAATCTCCAAAATTTAACACCGTCATTTTCGTGGTCACGGTCGATTACTTTTACAATATAGAATTTACGTGAACGGTATGTACGAGCCAATTCTTTATCAGCATCGACACCTGTCATCATTAATCCCTCGTAAACTTCATGTAATGGAGAACGTTTACCTTCTTGTTTAGGGTCATATAATTTAACCCACTTACCATCCACTTGAACTTCGTGGAAATATACCTCAACAAATGGTGAAGAACCATCTTTAGTAGGTAAAATACGAATACGTCTTTCTTCACCTTTAGAACCCTTAGGTAATACGGTAGTGAAATACTTCTTCATTCTATCCTCTTGGGATACTTTGTTTGCGTTGCCACTTGTGGCGTTGTTCTTGTTTTTCTCGTACTGTGCTAGTACTGCGTCAAATGTAGACATAATAATTAAATTTAAGTTTTTAAAACGTTATAGTAAAATATACATAAAAAAACCCGAATTGAGAAATCCGGGTTAAAGTTTTTTTAAATAAATTTTAGATTACCACGATATCACATATCTTGGGTATGTTCCCATGGTATCAAAAACGGCATCTACGGTGTATCCATATGATTTTAATGTTGTTACCATTGAAGAATTAATTCTAGATCCCTCAACCATAATAGAATATAAACCTTGAGCAGTTGCTCCTGATATTAATGTATCAATATGTGATAATGAACTTGTAACTGTATTTGAGGCTATTCTTGCCGCTGAACCTGATTGCATAATTTATATTATTTTATATTTTTTTATTCCATTGTGAACAAATACGAGTACTTATTTACCAATCCTAAAATTTCATCTCTTAAGTTTAATAAATCTGTATCTGTTGAATCAAATTGTTCGTTAAATTGTATTAAGGCTTCTCTTGTTGTATTAACCATTCCTTTAATATCAATATCTGATAAATTCGCCAACTGTATTGTTTTTGTTTCGTCATCCAATACAAATCTACCATATTTACCCATCGCTTGTTCTATAAAATCATCAATCAATGGAGTTAAATCATCATAGAAACCACCAAATGCGTTGTGTCTTGCAATACCTTTAGTTTGCCAATGACATATTTTTAATTGTAATTGTAAACCTACTAAAAAATTTACATTAGAACTTATATTCATCTTCTTGTTGTTCTGGATTGAATGAGGTTTTTATTGTGTCGGCTGGGTAGTTAACAACTTCATCTTTTGTTAAAACATACTCATTCTTACCGCTTGCTTGCATTTCACCTTGTTTGTGTGCAAAAAATTCTTGTGGTTTCTCGTTAAATGGATATGAATCCAAAGAACGCATTTCAAGTTTTTCTTGAGGACTTTGAGGTTTTACTTGTTGGATTTGTGTACCTAATTGGTCAATCTTAGCCATAACTTGGTCCATTTGTGACAATTTGGTTTCCAAATCTGATAACTTAGTAAAAACATCATCCATTTTACCTACCACATTTGTATTATCGTTTTTATTATCTTCGATATCTTTTTTAAGACTCTTAGTCATATTAACTAAATCTGTAATATCAATTTCTTCCGTTGTATCTTCAGGAGCTGGTACATCTGCAGGTGCTGCCGCTGGGTCTGCTGGTGGTACATCTAAAGGTGCTGCATCAGCAGGTGGAGCGTCAGTCGCCGCTGGGTCCGCTGGCGGTATAGCCGCAGGGTCTGCAGGTGGTACTTCTTGTTCCATTATCATCGTTTTACCATATTTGTTAATGGCTTTATAACGATTTAATTCTTCTTGTAATTTTTGTTCTAACATGGCTTAATCTTGTAATAATTGTCTACCGTCGTTTGTAACGTATTTTTTATTTATTCTTTCTACTATTCCGTCTTTTTCTCTAATTGTGTAACATTCACCAGTTACCACATCACATTCTTCTCTTTCCATACCATCGTTAAAAACATTTCTAACTTGTTTTGGATTTAAGAACTGATCTACCGCATTAATTTTATTATTTTCCATAATATTCTTTTATATTGTATAAATATCCCAAATTTGTTAATATTCTTATGTCATTGTGAAATAAACAACATCCCCGTCATATAATCCCAATTCACTCATTAGTGTTTGTGATAATGCAACCCCATAACCATCAATATTTGGTCCTACTGTAATTGGTCCAACAATGTTACTTTTTGTAATTGGGTCACTATTGATTGGGTCAATTGATGTTTCTTTATTTGTTTTAGGATTAAAAAATACCGTTTTTGCTTTAATTATTTCATTAGCCCCTACCACACTTAAATCAAATCTCAATGAATAAAATTTATGTTTATTATCTTTGATGTCGTTCCATGATAGATAACTAACTTTATTACCATTTGTGTCTGTTGTTGTACCCTCTACTTTTCTAGAAGTTAGTCTACTCAATAAACTCATTTGGATAGTTCCATCTGGTGTGTATGTTTTACCTCCCATACCCACAGCAATCGCTCTGAAGTATTGTTTACCGTTATATGTAACTTTTTGGATATATTTTTCACCATTATATCCATTATATCTAACTCCGTATTTGGTGACTCCTGTTTCTTGTAATAATTGTTCTCCTTTTATTTCTTTTTCTTTACCTCCCATATCAATGGTGAATGTACCTTGGTCGGTATTAATTGATTTTTCATTTTTGGTTGAACCTGAAATATTTAAACTTTCTTGTTTAACTCTCGCCATTGCACTTTTTGTAATTTTATCAAATAGTGCGCGGTAACTCGATATAAATGAATCTTTAGGGTCGGGTAACGAAGCGTAAGGTATTCTTGTCCCTTTAAATGATGTTGTTATGTTATTTCCCTTAATATTATGAGTCACCTCTGTTATCCAATAGGAACCTCTAAACATTGGGATATTTTTTAAGTAAAAATACATTGTTGGTTGAATCATTACATTACCTAAACAGGTCACATCACAAGTATATGACGCTTGTCTATAAACATCAAATAACCCAATATCAACTTGATGAGCATTGGCTCCTGACTCTGATCTACCTAAATTCTCTTGAGCAATAAACGATTCTGATGTATTTCTTATTGATGATTGGTCTAATTGAACGCCTTTGAAAATACTTTGATTTTGGTCTCCGAAATTAACCTCAAAAGCAACAACCTTATTAGATTTTGACATATCTGAATTATTAAACACATCAGGTATGGTAATTACTAATGGGTTTTTATTCGCATCACCAACATTAAAACTGTCATCATTAAAATTATATTTTTTATTAATATCACTCATTTCCAAATGTTTAGATGTTGGTCCTGTGTATTGTAATATAATTTTTGGTGATGATTCTTGATAATCAACTTCTAAAAATGTACCAAATAAATTCTGAGCAACCTTTTTAGATGGTGTTAATTTAGATTTATTTGAGAAATTGGTACCGTAGAAATTAACATAAGCGGGTAAGCCCCTCATATCGAATCCTGTTCCACTTATTAGGGAACCAATCATACTATATAAATTCAGTTTATCATCTTCAGCTGAATCAAACGGTATTAATTTCTCTAAACTAAAATATGCTTTGTCACCTATATCTTTATTTGCTTTATCTAAAAATAAGAACTCTTCCAACAATAATCTTTGACCGATTGAATTACCGGCCACCCATTTATCATTGAACGATTTAAAGTAATTATATTGTTCAAGTTTAAGTGGACTATCATTATAACCATTTAATATTGTTTGTTGAATTGTATTTGTTTGTCCTTTTAATCCAACCAATTTAGAAATAATTGTATTAAGATATAAATCCTGTCTATTTTGAATACCTACATTTTTACCATTATTATATGAAAGAATGTTATCAATCAAATATTTTTGGAATGCGGTTTTGGTATTTGTACCTCCCGCCTTTCTATAACCTGCATATATGTAAATCAATGGTCTAAAAGTTAGGAAATATTCCTCACTAAATTCCATGTTATTAACTTGGAAGAATTGTAAATAGTATCCATCTATATCTTGACCTAATGTTAATTCAAAACTGGATAAGTTATCCGCATCTGATATTTGTACAACATCATAGTTTCTATATGAAAAACTATTAACATTACTCATACCCGCAAAACCATTCCAAGTATATAAATCGATTTCCTTAGGATTACCTATTGTTACTTTTATTAGATTAGATTCTGATAAAATCTCTTTTGTTAATATTTTTAAATTTTCTAATTGTTGTTCTCTTAATGTTTTAATTAAGAGATTGGTATTTGTTGGGTCCGAATCTTTTTTCTTAACAGTAACAATAGACTTTAATAAATTTTGGAAATTGTCATGTTTAACATCTTTGAATTTTTTGTATGGTATCTCAACGTTAACTCTCTCAGATGCAAAATCTAAAAAGTACTCCTCAAATTTATCTAACATGTCA